GCGAATGGGTTGCTGAAGATGGCGTTGAGATTTCACAGGACCTGAAGCTTCGTTTTGTCACCAGTGAGTTTCAGGCCCAGCGCCTGGCAGACATCAAGCTGAAGCGCACCCGCATTTCACGCACGATGAATCTCACACTGAACCTGAGCGGCTATCGCTACCGTCCTGGCATGTACGTGAAGGTGAATTTCCCGTCGATCGGAATCATTAATGTTGAAATGCGCGTGACCGACTGGCGGTTCGGTGTGCAGAACGGGGTGCAGATCACCCTGAAACAGGAGACTGCTGATGTCTGGGGTGATGCGATAGGCAAGCCAATTGAGCGGCCGCCGTTCACGCAGCTGCCATCTGGTGGGGTGGCGCAGCCGCAGAACCTGAAATACACCGTCGAGGAAATTGGGCAGGTGGTTCAGGGCGTGCTGTCCTGGCAGAACATCGGGCAGTTTGTTTATAACAAGGTTGTGATCCGCAAGGCGGGTCAGACGGTGCTCTCTGTTCAGGTTCCGGGTTCCTTTACCCGCCTGACAGGGCTTATTCAGTCTACCTACACGGCTCACGTCACTGCGGTAAACCAGATGGGGGCAGAGTCGCCGGAGGCATATCTTGAATTCAGCATTCAGGCACCGCCAGCGCCGTCAAGGGTAGATATTGAGCAAAGCTATTTTGCCATCACGCTATACCCGCGTCTGGCAGCAGTGACGAACGTATCAACGCAGTTTGATTTCTGGACGTCCGGCGAAACCAGGCTACCGAATACCAGCACGTCAACGGTTGAAGGCAGAGCAACGCGTGCCGGGATCGGCACCACCTGGAGCAGCCATAACCTGAAGAACGGGCACACCTATTACTGGTATGTCCGAACGATCAACGCGTTTGGTACATCTGCGTTCGTTGAAGTGGCCGCGCTGTGCCAGACCGATACTTCGGGGCTGATTGACGTCATTGACGAGTCTGTCAGGAATTCTGACGCCATGAAAAACGTGGAGAAGGGCGTTGATACCAACCTTGAAGGTATTCTGCAAAACGCGCTGGCGAATAACGGCACGGTGGAACGCCAGTTCCAGCAGCTGGGCGAAGTAAATGCCGAAATCATGACGGTCAGGACAACGATCGCCACGGTAGACAAGGCGTTAGCCCAGCTCACCACCAGTGTTAAGTCTCAGTTCGAAAGCGTTAACTCGCAAATCCTCGAACAGCAAACGGCCATCAGTGATAACACGAAAGCTATCGCTTCCCTCGATACGTATGTTCAGGCAGAGGTTGGAGACCTGACGACGGCGGTTAACCAGAAAATGAACGCCGAGGTGACGAGCAACGGTACAGGCAAGGCTTCATATACCCTGAACCTTGGCATTATCCGTAACGGCGTGAAGTACAACACCGGCTTTGGTATGTCCATTGAGCCTTCTGGTGGTTCTTACAAATCCACGGTTGTATTCGCTGCTGACCAGTTCGGCATCTACTCAGGAAGCGATCCCGGCAACTATGAGGCCGCCTTCTTTGTCTATAACGGACAGGTCTTTATCCGTGACGCGATGATCCAGGACGGCAGTATCACCAATGCGAAAATCGGCAGTTATATCCGCTCGACAAACTTCGAAGCCGGGGTTCGCGGCTGGAACATCGACAAGAACGGCGACTGTGAATTCCACGGCAAACTCTACGCAGACAGCGGTAACTTTGCGTTCAATGGGACCAATAACACGGTCGTTATCAACAATAACGGTATTACCGTAAACATCCCCGGCGGTGGCCGTATCGTCGTTGGTTCATGGTGATTTATGCCTTCAGGACTTTTAATCGATCTCAATGATGGTGGTAAACCGATGGAAATTACCGCCGGATTACGTTGCCCGACATACGGTGGGGCGATATCCGGCGGTATCGGTAACGTGAATACTGCGACAGTTGAGGGTTACGTGGCCGGTTCGAATGTCATTTTCATACCGACCCAGACGGTAATCAGCGACGAGGGGATATTCAAGCTGGACAGCGTCACTATCTCCGGCGCGAACGTCACGCAGAACTGGAGCGGCAATTCAAACCCCGGATTTCCCAATCCGCAGCGCGTGGCGTTCTCCGGCACGATGTGGCAGATCCTGCCCGTAAGCCAGAACTCAAATGTTGGCCTACTCGTTCAGAACAGCACTGACTTTACGGCGATCACAACGGCGTCAAGGGTCGGGTACTGCATCTATAAAGCCAGGGTAACTGTCGGTACGTCCGGCTGGGTTACTCCGACCATTGCAGGATTTGATCGCAGCAAATACCTGGTTTGCTGTAAGTGGAACAGCCCTTACACGCTGGACTATGACGGAAATCGGCTGCTGTTTCTGAATGATGGATCAAACACGGAAGACCAGCCCATGAGCGGCACCGTTGATGTGGTCATCTTCGCCGGTGGCGTTTCGCCGGTGGCCGCGAATCCCGGATTTAATATCTATAACGCCGCAGGCCAGTGCACGTTCTCAACTGCGCGGCGCCCGTTCGTTTATCTCGGCGTTAATTTTGTGCCTTCCACCACAGCGCAGACCGTTCCCGGTGGAGGATATGTGCCCGTTGGCCGTTTTGGGCTGAGGGTCCCCAGCTTCGGTGGCGGTCGCATTTATCACTACCACTATGGGCTGGTCATGCAGAACGGGACCCTCAGGGTCGGAAGGGGAGTGTATGTCGGCTGGGCAGACAGGCAGCTGGCGAACGCCGGGGTTACGCCTATTTCACTCCCGGTCATTCCCGATATGTACGTTTAACGACTTCTAACTTACTGAACCTCGCTCCGGCGGGGTTTTTTATTGCTTCAAAGGAGCAACTATGTCCGCAGGAACACTGACTCTGACAAATAATTCAGCCGCGGTAACAGGCAGCGGTACCGCCTTTACCACCGAGCTGGCCGTCGGCGATTTTATTGTTGTGACGGTTGGCGGCATCCCTTATACGCTCGCCATCAAAACGGTGAACAGCAATACCTCCCTGACGCTGGTCAGCAACTATACCGGACCAACGCAGGGCGGCGCTGCATGGTATGCCGTGCCGCGCGTTGCGATGAACCTTGTTACTGCTGCGCTGGTGGCTCAAAGCGCAGAAGCCCTGCGCGGCCTGAACTATGACAAACAGAACTGGCAGCGGTTATTCAGTGCATCGGGAAATATAACCGTTACGCTCCCGGACGGTTCTTCATTCACCGGTCCGTCATGGCAGTACATGGTTAATACGGTTGCCACAAAAACGAACGGATCTGTTCCTGTCAACCAGGGCGGGACCGGGGCAACGAATGCCGCTGACGCGCGCACAAACCTTGGTTTAGGAACATCGGCTGCGAGGGATGAGCAAGTTTCGATGACAGATGCAGCTCCTGACAGAGTCATGATGACAGGGAAAGCATTTGGGATTGGTTCATTAACAGGTATTAACACAGCTATAGGAAGCGCTGGACCAATAGGTTTTTATGGTTCAACTGGTGATAACTGGGGAACGCCAGGTGGTCTGTCTGTTGGTTTTGGTGTGATACAAATGCCGGGTAGCAACGCTGCGTACCGCACACAACTGGCCTTGACCAACTCAGGCAAACGTATGTTTATGAGGGCAACTCAAAATAATATTTTTGATGCCTGGATAGAGTTTTATTCAACCGGTAACACAACAAAGGCCAGCGACGGAACGCTCAAAGCAGCATCACCAGTTATCAAGATTTTCGCTAATGGCGATTACCACGCAAACGATGAGTCGGAAGGCTGCACTGTAACCCGTCTGGGCACCGGTGAGTATCTGATCGAGGGCTGCATGGGCATGAACTCAGATGCGGCGTGGGGCGGCATTGATGGCGGGTTCGATATCCCTAAAGATCGCAATGGGCAGGCCCTAATCTGGCTCGATTATGAGGTTCACGCTGACGGTGCGGTGTTAGTGAAAACATATCACCGCACGCATCCTGGCGCGCCTGAGTTCGCCAGGAACGAACTGGACGGCGTAAGCAATGGTGATCCAGTTGATATTCCCCGCGACCAGTTTGTTTCCGTTCGCGTCGAAATGCCTGTTGATTCTTTATACAACCAAAAACTAAGAGCCGCAGAACTGGCAATGACTGCTGATGCGGGTGAATAAAGGTCGGTTTGGGAAACAGCGCTACACGAGACGTTGAAAGTCAGTTTTCCCCAGGTTCCGCGTATCTGAACGGAGCTGCTGTCATGACCCAGGTTCATCGGGATTACCGCAGTCTCGCCTCTTATGACTCTATAGCCCAATATCCTCTCGGCATGACCTTCGGGATTCAGTCCGGTGGTAATGCGTGGGGAGGAGGAAGCGGAGTAGATACATACACGGGTATGCTAACACTACGTGGGTGGCATGATCCGTCAGGTGGTGGCTATGTGTCGTGGCAGCTTGCGTCAACCTCTCAGGGACTGAAGTATCGTCAGGGCAACGGTACAATTCAGGGCAATACTAACGTCGGGTTCTCAACGACGCACACCCTTTATTCGACGCAGAACACCACGAAAGCCAGTGATGGAACGCTTAAAGTTGCATCACCGGTGATCAAAGTATTTTCAGATGGAACATACCAGACTAACGATGAATCTGAGGGCTGCACTGTAACCCGCGTGAAAGTTGGGGTGTATCTGATCGAGGGCTGCATGGGGATGAACTCTGATGCTGCGTGGGGTGGTATTGATGGCGGGTTCGATATCCCTGAAGATCGCAACGGGCAGGCCCTGATCTGGCTGGACTATGAGGTTAATGCCGACGGGTCGGTGCTGGTAAGAACTTTTCACCGGGAATACCCGACAGCGCCGGCATTTGCGAGGAACTCACGGGAAGGTTACGCGGATGGAGACCCGGCCGATATTCCGGCCGATCAGTTTATCAGTGTCCGTGTAGAGATGCCGCAAAACAGTATCTGGAATCAGCGTGCGGCTATGGCTGAAGTTCCTGACTCATCCGCTGATTAAAGGCATATCCAGGCGAACATCGATCCAACTGTTCACCGGCACGTCCATTGGTTCCCCTTTCGTTTTGACGATCTCCCCGTCATCGCTCAGCAGATATCTTCGCTTGAACAGGCGGATAGTAAGTCCGCCGCTTTCGGTTTGCTCGCCCTCAACCACACCCAGTTCTCCCATGCCTCCCGGGTCCATTGGAGGGAGGAGCTGCCATCCCTCTGACGCCAGGCCTGCCGAACCGGTCAGTGCATAAATTCCCACATCGAGGCGAGAAAGGGTTATTCCCTCCG